CTCTCCCGGGTCGTACTGGCCCGGCTGTCGATACTCGTGGTGGTCGTCGTGCTGAAATTGGTGAAGTGAGTTACAACAAGCCCGAAAAGACGGCGTACCTTCCGGAACGTCGTCCACCGACGGGTGGCCGTGCCCAAGGTATGTCTGGTTCGACACCGCGTGCTTCTCACCAAAAGACTATGCGAACTACGAATCGCTCGGAAACTGGTCTTCGCACGGATGGCCTTGACCGCACACCGGGTAAGCGTTTCGTTCCCGGACAAACGATGCCTCAAGCACCGACCCGTAACAAGATGGATGTCAATGATGCTCAGTTTATGCACGTGAACAACCCGTCTCCGGGTATTGCGAACTTCTATGGTGGCTACGTGAATGCACCTGCGGCTATGATGAACAGTGAAGGTCCAGATGCCAGTGGTTACGGTATTGATCAGTACGTGGCTTACGGTATGCGTCCGGTCGAGCGTCGTGCTAAGCCGAACCGTATGGGTAACCCAGGCCGTATGAATGTCCGCGAAAAGCCGATGAATCAACATGGTGTTTTGACGACCATCCGTCACGACAAGTCTCGTGTCGATGGTCGTATCAATGCTCCAAACGGTGGATGGATGCAGCATTATAAGCAAAATGATTACCACGAACTCAACCCGTACAAGGGACACCTCAACCCGCATGTCATGGGTAATAGATTAGATTTGGCCAAGAACCAATTAGCACAAAATCCTTTTCATAACACAATTAACTAAATAAAAACACTCATTAAAATTTTATACGCAAATTTTAATGGAGGTCCATACCTTAGAAATCGATAGTAGTGAACGCGACTACGCACAATATTCGGACCCATCGGATTACGTCATTGATTTGAAGAATCGAATCTATGACATCAGGAAAATTAGTTTGATATCCGCGAGAATTCCTTTGAGTCAAACTTTAATTCATGAAAGAAATAATACTTTTAGTATTGATAATATTGATATAGTTTTACCTAACAAGTCTTATACAGACGGTGATTTACTCGCATATGATGTCAGAACAGCCATAAATACAAGTGACGGTAACTTTAGTTTTGTCGTTGAATACGATTCCAACTTGCATGCATTGACTTTCCAAAATGATGCTAGTCCGGATTCGAATATTTTTGAATTTGGAAATGGCACGAATGCTCGAATTAAAAATGGATTCGAGGACACACTTTCGAATGCTGCAACAGGTGATTACACCACACCGCACCAGGTATTGGGTTTCCCTCCACAAAATATTGAAATTGATGCGGGTGACACTTACACGACTGGGAGCATAAATCTTCAAGGACCAAATTCGTTGATATTGCGTCTGAGTTCTGGATCTGACACATTTAACAAAGATGTCTATGTTCGTGAACCATTTTATACAAGTCACATTCTAACATCTGGTAGTTCATTTTTAAACTACAATGCTGCCGATGATCCAGTCAAACATGATTTCTTTAGTGGACCTCAAAAATTTATCGAGAGTCTTCGAGTGCAATTTTTCTATATGAGCAATGGTCGTCTCATCCCATACGATTTTAGAAATCAAGATCACATTTTGAAATTTGAAATCGAGTGTAACACGGGTAAATTCAAGTCGATAGCCGAGCAAACAGCTCCGGATGTGGGTGTACTTCCACCGCCTATAAGCATCCCGGATTTCGAGGATCCTTATAGATGGAAACAGTATGTACTGATTTCAGTTATTGTTTTCATAGGTGTGTTCACCCTGATCGTCACTCGAAAAAGAACTTAGCGAGTGATGGCGTAGACCGGACCAGTCGGCTTTTGGACCTTCGGGGAAAGGCGAGAGATCACCAAGAACACGATCACGGAAAGGAGAGTCGTGAAAAGGGCCGTGAGACCGTAGTGGAGGCCACCGTTCTTTTGGACACGGACAATTTGGTTGATCGCCCATCGGACAAGGTCCAACCAAGAGATCGCGGCCGCGAAGGAGAAGCCCGCAACAACGGAGTTCAAGGATTGCGTTTGGAGTTCTTGAGTCAAGAGAGTGACGGTTTCCATGGCAGCAGCCGACATTGTATTTATATTACATATGTAGAAAATTATTCGGGAAGCAGTTCGTCCTCTGATAAAATTTTTTTATATCGATCCTTATCTTTAGAATACCCTTTTGTGACCTGAAGTTCTTCCTCGTCATCATCAGAGTCCGACTCCGACTCCGACTCAGAGTCTTCATCAATGAGTTTAAATTCATCCGTTGACCAACCCACCGGCTCCATTACTATTAATAGCATTTTTTAACATCTCTTCTACCGGACTTTGAGGTTGCCAAGTATCCCATTTGTCGTAGGCTTCATTAATTCGCTTGAACATTTCATCATTACCCGAGTATCGCTCAAAGGGTGGACATTCAGATTCATCCACTTCTTCCAGTTCTTCTTCTTCCTCGTCGGATTCTTCGTCGTCATAAATTTCTGGAAAAAGTGACCCAATAGTTTCACCGACTGTGTACATGACACAATACTTGATAGCGTACTCCATGTCCTGTGCGAGAACTGTGCTTCTACCACACGCTTTCGCATATTCGCATGCGACGAGCATACTTTTTTCAAGCACAGGTGTCAATATATCCATGAGTGCATTGGCTTGGCGATCCTCGAATTCACCTGAGGATTCACCAAATCCACTCTTCATCATCATTTTGTATTAAACAATACTCGAGCCATACCTTTATCTACTCTAAGTACATTGTAGCTTAGGGCGTATGCATCAAGTATCCGATCTTTTGTTGTGTTTTCAGTAACCTTCATCTTAATGAGTTGATTGTTGATCAAACTAAAGTTTACTTGACCAGTTGGGTAGTGCTTTTCTGGTTCACACGAGAAACTATATGTATAGAAGCGTCTAATGAGAGGCGTCTTCGAGTGATGAATGGCTGGTTGAATAGCCTTCAAAAAGATAAAGTTACCAGTGTACTCATCTAAGTATGGTGTATCATTCAAAGTAAGTTCAAGACTTTTGAGATTTTCATAGAAGATTAACTTGTTTTCGGCAATCAAAGCATCATTATCATAGTCAAAGACGGACACAAAATCTTCGTACTGTCTAAGGTTTTCACGCTTTATCACAAAGTATAATTCTTTGACTGGGTTGATAAAGTCTAACCTAAACTTATGTTCTTCGATTGACTTTGGAATGTTGAACGTGTTGTGTTGCACTTGCGTAATGACATAATCTTTTCTTGTTCTCCTTAACAAATTTCTTTCGTGATCATCAAGGAATGCCATTTCGAGACAAACTTTGCAACTATTTATTTGATTGGGGTAAAGTTCTTTGATGTCAGTGTCAACTGTAACTGTTTCTGTTACCTTCTGTGTGCGAAGTGTACTTACGCGTATAGTATCATTAGTTGGTCCATTTAACACATTCACGTAGTTTATCATAGATTTATTTATATCGCCTACACCACCCGTGTTATCAGCAGCTGACGTAAACAAAAATCTCTCCCATTCGGAACCCGTGTACACATATTTTCTTATCACCGTACCAAATGGTGCTGAATTTTGTTCTGATACATAAGCAATCGCATTTCCATCTGAAGAAAGTATAAATCTTTTCAGTGTAGTACCACCCAATACCGGAAACAATAAAGATTTCTGTTTCCATCCAAAGCCGTCGTATGAATATATGTATGTGTACGTGGGTGTGGCGACACCCATTATCGTACCGTCGGTTGAAAATGAAATTTTATTCACATCTGAAATATTTATATTTAGACCGGATTTTGTAAGATTATAATTTTCGTCTATATTTTGAATGGTCAGTATAGTAGTAGTAGAATTGTATGTAGCGAGTCTATTCAAGTCTAACGAAACATCATAGACATTTGAATATTCTACCAACGTGTTTGACAATAAAACTGAACTAGGATTTGATAGATCATATGTGATTATTCCTCGCCCATAAATAGTAACTTTAGTTTCGTCTTCCGAAAATAAAACCCTTGTGTCATCTTGAAATGAGTGTGAATGTATAACATTTCTTGCATTATCATTGTCTGAGTCAACATAAAATATGTTAACAAATCTGTTACCCAAAAATTTAAATACATAAACATTTGTCGTGCCACTATTCGTTGTGACCAGCGAAAAATATGTGCCATTTTTTGAAACGGCTAAAGAACTAATAGTTTCTGTATTTAATAAGAAACGTGTAGAACTATTGTTTATAACAATTTTGTAATCACCTGGAAATAGGTCATAAACACTGTTTCTTTTATAAACAATCAAAGCATTCGAGTTGTTCACATATCCAATCATAACAAGACCATCATCAGATAAAACAATATCTTGAATGTCATTGTATACTAAAAGTTGATCTTGGTTCATAAGCCGTCTGTAAGAACTATTTTCATTAAGTAAATATTCATCTACTTGTTGTGTAGTTAAACCTTGGTAGCCGGCACCTAGTACTTGACCACCCGTATCTGTCACATCTTCTAGATTTTTGATAACAATGTCATCATAGTTTTCTACAGATCTTGTAATTTCTTGAATTTTAATATGTTCAGTAACAGAATCTGTTTTTTTAATGACTAGTACCGTGTGATCATCGTTCATAGCTACAAAGTTACCATTAAATGTCGCTTCATTACTTTTATAGCGGTATACTTCGACCCAACCCAAAGAATTTATATCATAAAGATACAACCTTCCAACACCTTCGTAAGAGTCGGTTCCTTCTTGGTAAGTTTCGTTGGAATTAAACACCAATATCGCGTCACCATCCTTTGTAAATTTGACTTTGTCATATTCATATACACCGATTGTTTGACCATAACGAACCCATTCACCATTTAACCTTTCATACACCGTAAGGGTAGGGGTGTTAGTATTCACAATCAATTTGGATGCATCATGTGACAATTGTGCATCTTGAAAATTACCAATGAGTTGGTTTGCAACCTGTGTTTGAGTAGTCAAGGAAAATGCAGTTACAAAAAAGTTTAACCCATCAGTTGTAAGTTTTACTATAGTAGATCCATCACCGGAAACGTTTCGAACACCGGTGTCGCTCGTAAAGTCGTAGTCTGTTTCATTCCACGTCCAATACCCATTTCCGACTTGAACAATCACATCTCCATCATCTGAAAATTGCACATTCGAAATATCAATGTTCACATCCGATGCATTGTATGTATTCCAAACTCCATTTTCATAACGATGGATGCCACTCACGTTTATGACAGTGTTGAGTCCCTGAGAAACTTCACCAATGCCACTGAATGGCTGTGTAGTTGTATCCGTCAACTCTCCTCTGAGTAACCGTTTGAAAGTTGTTTCTGTGCCACCAGAGTTCAATGCAAATGTTGTTCCATCTCTCGATACCGCGACAACATTACTTGTAATGATGACATTGGATTGTAGTTCATAATCTAGAATGACAGTCTCGATGGCTGTAGATGTGGGATCAGTCGTCTTGACAATACAATCCGAAATTTCTCGAAATTTAATCTCTATGCTCACTTCTTGGTAGCACATAGCACAAAGAGGTACGGCAAGTTCTGGATTTCTATAAAAGTAAAATGGAATATCAACAAACAATTTTTTGGTTGTCGTCGCTGGTCCAAGGTGACCCAAAATCACAGCACTTGAAACGGGAACATCAGATGTTCTATCTGGGTATTTACCAATCAATGTGTTCAAAGCATTTTGTCTTGATTGTGTATAATTTTGTTCGGAGTAGATTTGAAGATAGTCACTTGGAATTCTCTGGACTCTTTCATCTCCGATGTACATGTCAATGTATTCGATCATCGCATGACCAATCGATTCGACATAACCAACACGCGTTGTTTCTGCGCCAGCAATAGGTGCGAGCTCCACATCGAGACTAATTGTCTTCAAAAGATCGCCTTGATCTTTGGGTATGGTAAGTCGGATAGTCTTTCCAAATTCTGCTTCGTTATCGATGTCCAACTTGACATAATTGCTCGCATAATTTGTATGCTTTTTGAACAGCTGTACAAAATAGGAATAGTCCGGGTCTTCTGTAAAGTATACGTCCTGGACACCCCTTGTTGTAAGCTGAATACGACCAGCCATTACTACTATACCCGCTTAAAATTTTAAACCAGCGAGACCGCTTTCGATGTGTAAGACATTGTAACTTACCGCATAAATTTTTACTGTAGTAGGTCCAGGTTTATCGGTTTCAATACCAATGGTCATGAGTTTGTGGAAAATACGACTCATGTTCACTTGTCCTGTTGGATAATACACTTCTGGATCTTCTGCAAAACTATATGTAGCAAAGTTTGAGATAGCTGTTGGAGAATTCACATGTTTTACTAGGGCTTGTTGATAATTCAAAAAGTTGTAATCCGCATCTATGATATTTGTATCGTTAAAGTCAAGTTTAAGTTTTGTAATTTTTTCGTATTCATTTGGTGTCGTCGCATTTTCGTTTGTAGCCAAGATGTAAAATTCCCTGACTGGATTTTTGAAATTTACCATAAAAGATTTTTCAGTTTGCCCTTCGGTGAATATTGCTTGTGATACCTGAAGCTGTGTGATGACATATTCAAGTGGCATCGATCTTAGATATGACTGTTCTTCTGGTGTTACAAATGCAAACTCAGTATCGAGTGATGCATTCTTCATATTTGCCACCACACCCAATTCTGGTACACCACCGTTTATCATCTCATCCAGACTTCTAAGTTTAATTCGGACTTCAACCAGTTGTTTACTGAGAGCAATAGTTGGTATGGCCAGACTCGGATTTCTATTAAAGTAAAATGGAAGATCAATGAAGAATGTGTACTCACCCGTAAAATCTAAAACTTCATTGCCGTGACCGTTCAAAAAATACAATGTTTGTTCGACATCGTCAATTGTATTGTGAAGTTGTTGGTGCATATAGATGTATTCACCAGTTAAACGTTCAATCAATTGACCACCGATATACAGGTCGGCGGTTTCTATAAGATGCGAACATACAGAGGGTACGTAATTTAATGGGTTACCATCAACATCTTCTGGTTGTGTCAAAATAAATTTAACAGTCATACCCTTGATCAAGTCGCCTTTGTTTTGTGGAAGTATACATTGGAGTTCTTCACCAAAGTCAATGTTCCCATCGAACGGCGTTTCAATTTGTTCAATCGAAAACTTTGTATGCCTTTTGAATGCCGTCAAAAAATATGAAAATTCTGGATCACCTGTAAGCCATTGATCCTGAACACCAGTCGCGGCGAGCTTTACAGCCCCGGACATATCTACTATGTGTGAGTAAAATTTTATGAAATAAAACGGGACACTAACAGTAGAATGAACCTTCAACTGAGGAAATTCAACCCGGCGAATATGGATGACGAT